TTCTGTTTGTAAAAGTTTACGAAGTTCGGGAGTCATTGAATTTAAACCCCTATCTCGTTCAGTTGAATCTTGTTCTAAATTGTATGCTAAAAGTTTTCTTAACTCAGACATAATATCCCTCGTTTTTTATCGGACATTGAAACAAAACATAAAAACGTAAAATTTAAGCTGTCGTACTAAGGTAAGGTCGTATTAAACAAAGCCCAAAGCCGCCACCGGTAATGTCAGTGAGTGATACACCAAGTGCATACTCATCAGAATCGTCACCGCCTGCTAATGCTGCAACAACACCATCAACTGAAGTCGCTACTAATGTAGTTCCTTCTCCAATTGCAGTTGTGTCATCGAGATTAGCTACATAACAAACCGTTCCAATAGTATTGACTGTAACTTCATCACCTGATGAGGTTACGCCAAAGTCTGCAACGCCAATAGGAATCTTTGCATCTCCTGAATTACAATTTTGTGCATAGCCGTCGTCATCAATTGTGACTGCGGCTCCTGCTTTAATTGCTTCAGCAGCATAAAAAGATAATGCGTTGTTTCCGTGTACCCTGACTCGAGTTGTGATGTCAGGAATTACTGTCACGTTTGTCATTAAGCAATCACCTGTTCGTGTGGCATAATTAAGGCTCTTCCCCAACCATCAGCAGCGATTTCTTCTAAAGCGACGCCAACAATATATTGAGTTGCACCAGTTACAGTTGCTTTGACACAACCACCAACGTTGTTATCTGACAAAGTCAAATAAGTACCTTCGTTGATTGCAGTCGTATCATCTTCGTTTGCAACGTAACAAACACATCCTGGGCCTGCTACAGTGACAGGGTCGCCTGATGAAGCAACTCCATATAATGCTACACCAACAACTGGTGCTGCATCATCAGAGTCGCCAGGTGTGACATATTGGTCACCAGTTGTAGGGTCTACCTCTACAACCTGCCCTGCGTAGATAGCTTCAGATGCTGTATATGTTAAAAGATTTGCAACTTGTGGGTCGGTCTCTAAAATAGTATGTCTATCTGGGAATGCAGTTATTGCTGTCATTTATATCACCTATGCAATAGTATTGATATGTGGACAAATTAATGCGTTTCCACCACCATAACTACCTGCTGCAGTTGCTGGAATATCTTCGAGTGCAATACCCACAAGATATTCTGTTGCTCCACCAGGCGTTGCGGCACATACAGCGCCATCAACTGTTCCTTGTTTGAGTTCGGTACCAGCTTCAATAGCTGTAGTATCGTCCTCATTAAAGACTTTACACACCGTACCATACATATGTACGGTAAGTGTTTCAGTTGAACTTGCTGCGTGGTCTGCAATACCAATAGGACATACGGCATCAGCTGAATTACAAGGAGTTATTGTAAAGTCACCACCATTGGATGCAATACCTACAACTTGTCCAGCTTTAATTGCTTCAGACCCAACTGTAAATGTATATGAATTATCGCCATGTACGAGAATCCGCTTTGTTGCTGTTGGGAATGCCGTTATATCAGTCATTATTCCACCTGTATTTCTACCATATCTCTATCTTCTATGACATTTGACGGTCGATAATCATTCAACAATTGCTCTTTAGTAGGTTGTCCAGTAGCTTCAGTTTTAGTTACCTTCACCTTCTCGAGCTTTTCTAAACGATTGTCGAAGTTGCGAAGAGTTTCATCGAGACTCTTCATAGATTTTTGTACTTCGTCGAGAACCTGTCTGTCGGCTTCGGCTGTTTTAACAACCTCTTGTTTTTCTTCGACAGCTTGCTCTACTTTTTTCTCAGCCTGTGCTGTTTCCTGTTTTGCTTCTTCAGCCTCTTTCTTTGCGTTTTCCACTTCTTCCGCCTTCCTTGAGATTTCGAGTTCTAAGTTATTAATCTTCGATTTGTTTGTAACGACATCTTTCATTTGTTCAGTAATGTTATCAATAGATTTTGAAATAGCAGAATGCCAGTCCAATTTACCGTCAGCAATTCGTGGTAACGCGTACGACTTTGCAGATGTGCCAGTTTCGTATGAAGTAACTAATCTTGCTAACTCAGATAAGTCGATGCCTTTAATATCGTCCTTCTCTTGAAGATTTTTTAACTCGTCTCGTATTTCGTCGATAGAAACTTCACTCTTTGTTTGTGGTTGCATCTTAGAGTTAAGTTCGGCAAGTTCGTCCACAGACAAATCCTTAATCAATGAAATAATTGTGTCAACCTTACTTTTCGAATCGGACATAGTTTCCTCATCATCGTCTTCAGGTTCATCAGTTTCATCTTCAGGCATGTCTTCGGGTTTATCCTCTGGCATGTCTTCGGGATTGTCTTCTGGTTCGTCCTCAGGTGCTTTGACTTTTGTTTTTTCAGTCATCACATTGCCTTCTCCATCTTTTATAACATTTTTACTTTTTGAAAGAATCGTATACCGTGATAAAGCATTTTTTGGCATCTCACAAATTGATACCTCTAACAGATTTATCTCTGTTATTTCATTCCAATGTTCACCACTTTCTTTCGTGTGTTTCATTCGTTGCAATGGTTCGAATCCAATTGAAAATGCATTCAAGTCACCAGACAATATTGCATTCCAGATTCTATCTGCAGACTCAATATCGTTTCTAACTTCTGCAACGATGTAAAGCCCTTTGTCGTCAACGCGCGTTTTGTGTTTTCCGTAACCTTCGATAACCTTTCCAACTTGTATGCCTTCATGAGACCACATGATGTTTCGATAATCTTTGTTTTTCTTGGACATAAATTTCTTTAGCCCAGTTTTAAGAGCGTCGTTGTTGACCATATCGTTGTCAGAGTCTACCATGACGAATGAACCGTAACCACCAATAATACGTCTACCCTTTCTTTGGATAACTGTTGCTTTTGGTGTATCTGACTTCTTTGTCATCTTTTTATCTCCTTTATTTTCCCATAACGACTGGCAGACAGCAAACCTTTGTTTTTTGTCTGGATACTCTGCCACCATTGTGGAATTTGACATACAACGTGAATTAAACATTTCTTGTGTATCACTTGGTACGGGTTTCGGCATTGGCATAATTAAACAATCCTATCAATATCAACTTCAACACCAGTGATTGCAGCTGACGCACCAGCCATAGTAGTTCCTTTAACGAGAACAAAATACTGATAATCGTCTGCAACTGTAGTGTCAGTGACGTCTGCTTCTAAATCGATTGCAGTTGTTGATGCTGCAGTTAATGTAGTTGTGTTACCAACAGATGTTGCAACTAAAGCCGCTCCTGCTGATTTTGTCACATTATAAAGTCCAGAAACAATTGCACATGTGTTTGTTGCAGTTCCAATTGTAGTTCCACCTAAAAGACGATATTTAGTAATGATGTCGCCTTCTTTAAGTCCACCGATTGCGAACTTGACATGTTTGTTTGCTGCACTTTCAGCTAATGTAGTTGCGCCGTTTGAATTTGTGGTTACCCACCCAGATGAGTCGATAACTGTTGGGTGACTGTAAAACATTGTTAAAGTATGCTTTGCATCTCCTTCAACTGTTCCTGAAAGTTTGAGATTTCTTGTAACCTCAAGCATGTCTTCTTTCATCCATGACATATTCTTCACTCCTTTTATTGTTTAACATGCAACGTCGATACGCTGTTGTAGCGCCGAAACGCGGCGTTAGAGTTAATTAAATGTAAGCCTAATGTTATACCATTAGGTTGAATTAACAAGCGATTTTCTGTGTCTATTTATCTCTGATTCCTTACATGCTGGATTGTCTACTACTAATGCAACACCGTTAAAATCCAACTTTGTCGCTATACGTGAATTTTTTGTATAGCTGTAATGGTCATCTGTCCAAACTTCAGGTGACAAAAAACGTATGATGCCTTTGTCAATATATTCAATTATTTCTTTTTTTGACCCAAGTATCCTCAAATCAGCAACGATTGCTTTTCGCAAGTTACTGTAATGTGGGTCTTCGACAAAGCCAACAATATTGAAAGCGCTTTCTGGCGTTCCATCTTTCCTTGATGTATGTTTGGCGTAAATGAAATTTCGCTTCCAATTTTTAGCATCCCTATGTAGAACCTCTTCAGGATAAAAGACTCTCGACTTTTTATCCTGTTGGTCCCATACTCCATTACTCAAAATAGTGACGTCATGATAAATAACGTCCTTCAAGATATTGTTACTTTTCTTTTTGTAATTTAATTCCATTATTTGACACAAGTGTTATTTTTTAAAACATAAAAAGAAAGTATGATTATTTCATACTTTCAAGGACTTGTCGTCCACGTTCTGTGATGATGTAAAGAACTGAGTCTTCGTCATCAGATTCTTTGTGAATTGTAATTAAGTTAGTTTTAAGTGCCTTTTTGATAACTGAGTTTCTGTGTGCTCTTGGTAAACCATATAATGCTCCAGTGTGTGAGTATCTGAGGCCACTCCCTGGTGTTTGACAGCCACATGCTCTTGGTCCGCCGTGTGGACACATGTGTGGTGCTTCTCCGATATCAATTGGTGATTGTGTTTGTTTAAGGACGTTAAATAATCTATCCCAATTGAAGACTGAATTAAATTCGTCTCTTACGTCCTGTGGGATTCTGTCGTCGTTTTCTTCTGCGAATTGGCGACTTAATGATTCGGCTTTAGCTTCGTATGCTTGTTCCTCTTGTTCTTTGAGTTTTTGTTGATATGCTTCTTCGCGTTCTGCTTTTTTGCGTGCAATGAAATCTGCGAGTTCTTGTCGTGCCGATTCTGATTTGTAAGTTATTTCAAATTCTTGGTTCCATGTAACTGAACACCATCGTGCTCCATCTTTGCCTTCTCGAATGCGATGTGTTGTAAATCGAACTTTATCTCCAATTAATGGTTTTTCTCTTCGTCCATCTTTCTTGATTCTTGGTCCCCATTCAGTCATTTCGCCGTCGACTGTAACCATTGCTAAATAAATTCCATCTTTATTTTCTACTTCCATAAAGAACTTAAATACAAATGTTATTTCTCTGTCCCATGCGTTTGAGTTGTCATAAGCCTTAACTTTTCCTACCTTTTTTATGAGGCCACTTATTTCCTGTGTCATAAACATAGATAAGGGTTAGGGGTTTATAAAGGTTTCTATTGCTTGGGAACTACAGACGAATTTACCATAACACAAGCGCAATTTGGATGTATTGGAAGCACTCCAAACAAATCTTCAGTCTTAAAGGGGCTAGCACTTGCAAACGAAGAACATATTGGACAAGGATTTGGGCCTAATAGTATATCAACCATCTTGACTCCTTCCTTATGGTATTGTCTTAAGGCACCTTCATTGTATGCTCTTGCTGTTTCTGTACGATAAATACGCTTTGCTCTATCGTAAGAAAACATTCCAGAGTGTTGAACGTTAGTCCAAAACTGACTAAAGCTATGCCCTTGAGCAATAGCAAGATTCAATTTAGTATGTAAAAGCTCTGCATCAACGTCTGCAAACTGGTCGACAATCCAATCTCCCTGTTCGTTATAGTAACCTACAGCCTCTTCATATAGACTTTCATAATCAAGGACTTTCTTTAAGACCTTCTCAGCGTCTTGAGCGCCTTTGATATATGATTCTATATAAATAGGTTTAAGTTGCTTATACAAACGCTTAGCTTCAGCCTTAATAAGCTCCTCTAGTTTCATTCAACATAATCTCGCAAGTAATCTTCAACTTTACTAGAATACCTGTTCAGTGTCTGTTGTAAGTCGTCGACTTGTGTCCCATTCGTTGGTTGCTCCATCTCATCAGCTTTACTAGATATTCCATATTTATTATAGATAGCTTTGCGCTTTTGATTTGCAACTACTACTGGTGGATATCCTAAACGTTCTCGTATTTCATCTCTTGTTAAGATTGCGAATGGGTCGCCTCTTGGCATAAGTTTATGTATGCTTTCAGCTAATATTGCGTCATCTTCTGGTACTGAATCTGCAAAGATGATACGTGCTTTCTTATCAGGAGCAAGTTCTTCTAATACATTGATTTCAGTCGTACGAGCTACCTTTCGTTGGAAACCACGAACTAGCTTCTCAAACATTAATCGTCTTACTCTTGCAGTTGCTTCAGTTGAGCCACTACCAAGACCTAAGACTTCCTGTGGAACTAAGACACCACAAGTAACTGAACTTTGGAAATAATTAAAGTATTCTTCAACATTCTGAATACCTTTAACGTCTAATGGTGTAATCTCAATTAACTCAGACGTTACAATCTCATTTTTTAAATTTAAGTTCTTGAAATCAGATGCAATACTGTCAATCTCAGTTGACGATGGTATTTCATCTTCGTAACCCTTAGGTGTTTTTAATTTAATGTGATACTTTGGAAAACCGTGCCTATCCATCGCAGCTGTAATACCCTCGTCAGCTACAGTCTTTCTTTTCATTGTATCCCTTGAAGGGTCAATGAGAGCAAGCCCATAAGGACTATGAGGGATAGTAAACAATTGATAATGAACAACTTCTTCAGGTTTCAATTCAATAGTTTTTGAACCATCGCCAGTCTTCACAGTTTGTACATAACCCAATACATCTCCTTTCGCATCAATCTTGATTTGAAATGTTCTTGGGTCTCGTAATTTTAATTCAGCCAAATCGCCATTGCTGAAATATACTTTCTCAACGAACGCATCTCCAAAAACGCAACAATCTCTGATAACATCCAAAACAACGCTATCAAAATCAGTTAGACGAAGAAAATCGTAAATATACTCTCTCGATTTCTCGTCCTCACAACGTACACGCCAGTCGCCTACAGCATTATAAGACAATGCAGTCACTGCAGCATACGGAACTTCTGACTGAGAATAAATATTCCAATTTTCGTCAAGATGCGAAACGTTGCGAGGCTTGTCTGCAAAGAACTCAGTCACACGTTCATTCGCTCGTGCCGAATAACCTTTCGGTTTTGTTTTCTGTTCTTTTGGCTTATTGTCTGTACCGACTAGACGCCGAAGTGAATTAGTCCAAAAATTTTCGTCACTCATATTATTCTACCTCTATATCTTCCGGTTCTAGTCAAATTTTTCACACTTTGCCAATTGAACGAACCTCTGACGTCACTCATGTCGATTGCCATCATTAAAGCATCGAGAACGTCATCAGCTACACTTGCTTTTGGAAAGTGTAAGATTTCATCTATTAATTCGATGTGTTTTGTTTTATGAACATACACACGACCTGCCTCGAATAAAGCTGAGACCTTTCGTGCACGTGTAATCTTATCTTTTGTAGTATTAATTGGAAAAATTGGAAGTATACCAAACTCATCTGACCTGCGTTTCAATTCCTGCGGAACTGCTCGTTGAAACGCATTGTTTTCAATTCCAATTTTTAGTGGTTCCCATTTGTCGTAATAATACTTAATCTTTTTCAATTGTGGAAAGAACGAATGGTGCCCGTAGTATGTATCTAATACGTAAATATCTCCCTTAGAATCCACACCAATAACAACAATCGCAAAGTAGTCACCCTTCTCTGATATTGCTAAATCTACCGCCATAAAAGTTCTAGTCTTTAATGGTGGTTCGACATAATATTTCATCCAGTCAGATTTGAATATTGCATTCCTGAACTGGCTGACGTCATTCCTATACTGTAACGAGAAAGCTACGCTTCCCATCGATTCTTTCAAACTCATAGCTGTAATATGATTCGCGTTATTTGACTCGTACGGAAACCTTTCAGGCCACAATGTCGTTTTCTTTTGTTCGTTTGTTATCATGTCATAGACACGTCCATTAAACAAACGCGATTCCATTAGTTCCCCATAGATGTCGTACTCATGCCATCGTGTTCCCACGAAGTGCATTTCAGACCACGGTTCCAACATTGGTCTTACGACCTTTTCAAATGTATTGCGAACCTTATCTCGTTGTTGTGCTGTTGTTGTATTCTTCTCATCAATAATATCATCACATATTATTAATTCGTAGTGACCCCCGATAATCGCTGAATCGAGCCCTCTAGCAGTGATGGACGATTCCTTGAATGGTACATCCTTAGACCTCGACAACATAACTTCTTCATTAGTCCACTTAACGTCTTTATTTGTTAAGTCACCATAGAACTCTATTAAATCTTCGTTAACTTCGAAGTGCCATTTGATTTCACTTAACACACGTTGTGCAAGTGCTGATGATTTACTTAATATCATGACACGAAGATTTGGGTCATGACATAACTTCCAAATAGGATACGCGACACTATGAATTGTCGTTTTCCCATGTCCTCTTGGTGCTAGTAAAATGGTATATCGATTTTCCATTTCAAACTTTAACCAATCGGCATGAAAGTCTTTGACTTCATAGTGAAGTATATCACGTGTAAATGAAATTGGGTCAGTGGCATATTTAAGCCACTGCTTATATTGCTTCCTCATAATACATTACCTACGCTGAAAATATTGTAATCAATAATGTGATAACAGATGGTACTGAACCTGCCAGTAATCCCAATAACCCGCACTTGACTTTTAGCATAGTGATGTCAATATCGTGTTGGTTAAGACGTTTTGCATTGTCGGTGTGTCCGTCATCTAACCGCTCTATCTCTTTTAATACGTGCCGACCCCATTCAGGCCAACCGCCGTTACTCCCACCAGGCATAAGACTTACTCCTCGTTATAAATACATATCGTTCCCGATTCTCCATTATTAATCAACGGTATTGAAACAACTGTCATAGTCACCCCTGTTACAGGACTTATGAATTTTGTTTTAACTACACGTCTTTTTTGTAACGCTGTTTTTGACGGATACTCTTCAGGTTCTCCTATTCCCATTTCTTCATACCACTTATGTCCACAACGTAACGATTTACCGTATACTCGTTTATTGTATTCGTCACATTTTGGATTTGTATAAATGATATTGTTATCTGTATCTAATATCATGACTTGCGAATTAACATATGTCAAAACTAATTTCAACATATCAAGAATATGCCCGACTGAACCATCAAGTTCATGAGCTAAATCGTTCGTTAATTCTCGAAGTCGTTCTAGACTATCACTTGGCATTATGTCACCTTCGTGTTTGCGTATGGAGTTTCAGGAAGATTATCTGTTAACTCTCGCAACCTAATCAATGATTTGCTTACCACGTTCGTCCCTCAATAATCTCTTTGTACAAATGCAGATACCTTTCGGCTGTCTTATCAAGTGAAAAATACTCTGCACGACATCTGCACATCTGTGGGTCGATGTTATCGATTTGATGTATTCTGTCGACAAAATCTCTGTCATTTGCTGCGAGATAACCAGTCATTCCATCATGTACAGCATCTGATATGATGCCATTTGGTGATGCGATAACTGGTGTTCCACAGGCAAGCGCCTCTAATGGAACTAAACATAATGCTTCAATCCAAAGACTGATACCCATAGATGCAGGCGACAAGAACTGCTCGACGGGAAATAGTAATGCTTTCGCATTTTCCAAATACTCGTGCTTCTCTTTTTGAGAGACTTCGCCTACAAAGTTTGCATAGTCTGAGTACTGACACATTCGTTTAATCTTATTTGTATATGATGGCGTATCGATGAATGACCCACCTACAATATCAATTGGTGTCTTTGCCATCTCTGCGATTTCGATTGCTCGATGTGCGCCTTTCGGTTCAAACAAACGAGACAACCAAAGTAATCTATCGCCTTTATCTTTCTTGAATTTAAAATGTGAAATATCAATGCCACCTTGACATACACGATATTCGTTACCAGTCATCCACTTCTGGTATATCGCATGATGTGTGCATTGTAATATTCCATTATAATTATAGCCTTGTTTAAAGTCCTGCATGTTTGCTCTTGTCGCATGTAACGTATAGCAATACTGTACGTCCGGAACAAGTGCTGCAGGAAAATGCCAATGCGAATTATCGTGAAGGATATCTAAGTCATCAAAAAGCGACTTATCAAATGATTGAAACATTTCTCTTTCGAGAATAGCTTCGTTCGGATTAGACGATTCGAACTCATTTACGACTCCCCCGTCAGGTCTGTACGAGCCCTTTGCGCCAAATAAATGAACTTCATGCCCATGTTTTGCAAATCGTTTTGCGAGATTTCCAACGGTATATTCTACACCCCCATATCCTTTGAGCTTAGGAGCTGTCGGTATCTGCGCTGTGCTGTATAACCCTATCTTCATTGCCTTTTCGCCATCCTGAAATTATTTCGCCATCGTTGGCATTCCACATTCGAATCTCAAAGTCTGGTAGTAATTTCTTAAGTTGTGGTAAGATGATTTCATGTGTCTTGATTACTTCGTCATCTTGTTTGTATGCATGATATGCTGCGATTGAAAAGCCATCGCATTTTCGAAGAGTTTGAATCATGCCATTAACTGCATTAACTTCTGCAGCTTCGATATCCATCTTAATGAAATTAACTTTCTTAATATTGAGTTCGTTCATCAAGTCATCCACTCGAACTGTCCGAACAATAATTGGGTATGTTTCTTCAAGCCACTTATGTGTCATACAACTCATGCCGTATGCCTTATCATGAAGATGAATTACTTCGTGCCCTTTTTTGTTCCAAGCTGCAAGTGGAAAATACTCAATATTTTTAAATCGATAATTATTTGCTATCGCTGCACCAAGTGCTCGATAGTCAGGCTCCATTGCAATGACTCGTCCCGTCGGTCCAACCTTCGTTGAGAAGATTGCTGCGTTAACTCCAACGTGACATCCGACGTCAAGAACTATGTCGCCCTCTTTTATTCTGAAATATTTATCATAAGGCTCTATTGAATTAAGCGTTTCGTGCTTAATCATTGAAGCCGCTATCTCTGGCCACTCGTGTTCTGGACTACTATTAAAGACGTCCACAAAACGACCTCCATATTGAAGGGGCCCTATTTGAATTGATTGAATCTTACTTATGTTCATTATTATCTAGCTTCCTAAATACTATTAACATTTGAAAATAATATAAATTTCTAGAGAGGCCTAATCTTTATATTTTGCCGAAAAAAAATTAATATCTTTCGGAACTGATACCCCCCCACGCGCGCGTGCCTACCCTTCCACTAAATACGTGTGCTTGATAAAGTTCGCTGCTTGCTTCATCACAGTATAAACTAAAGTAACTAGCAAAGCGTACTCAGCTGGCACCTCAGTGGCCTCGAGGTAGGTGGCCATGTAGGTAATGGCTGTCACTAGTACCGTGAACCCCAGCCCCTTGAATAGCTTACGGGTCCATATACCCCAATCCATATCCCCCATATATTTCTGCCTCCTGTTCAATTGATTTTCTCTCAGTAAAACATGTTGCGGGTATCCATGTATCACAACGTACGTGTAATAGGATATCGACCCTACGTAATCGCTTACGAGAAGCGACGATAGACAGTGATAGAGATACATAGGCCCCATGCCCCTATGGTTACCATTAGGCTATGGGATGTATGGTATCTTACCACCCGATCGTTCTATTCTATGTGGGCCCCTATTAAATTGTTAGGGCCATAAGAAATATTTCCCCTAGTAGAAAAATATTTGAAGCGCGTTATAAGGAAGGCCTAATTCCTAAGAACTAGAAACATAACAGGCTATCTCTTCCATAACCATCCTTCCTATCTCTACTACTAGAGAATTTTCTATCTATCCTATTAAGTTTTCAAATGATAGGACTCAAATTTCTAAAGAAAAGCTACCCATGTATCTCTTCGAGTAGCCCTTTCGATATTCCCTACCTAGAAAATATTATCAGGATAGATGTATGATACCTAAGACTCTACGTTTGTTCTTATGGTATCTTCCTACTACAATTATCATCTTATCCTTCCTATTCAATGATAGGTCAACGCACATGTTATCGTATATTGTGCCTTCTCAGACTACGTGTCATATATAAACAACCCAGGTATCTCTTCTGAGATGCTCCCTTAAATTTCCCATCCAGAAAAATGTTTAGCCTGAAATGTTATATTGTTTAACATGTGGCTTTATATTAAACACATTTGTACAGAATATATTATGCTTGGTGTATTAGCCCGTTTAAAGACCAATGCTACCACTGATTGACCAAGTAAGATTGAATATCTTCTGAGCAATAAGTAGCCCACCAACGAGTATAAATCCGCCGGTTCCAATCTTTATGAACCAGTCTACTGCTTTCTCGAGAGTTTCATTCTCTTTTACTTTATCTAAAACTGCCATAGTATATCCTCCAATAAATCACTACATTATTATTCTATGCGATTACCACTTACGCATAAGTACCCGACGATAGCTTCGCCACTCCTGTGTACATCTTAACATTAAGTACCCTAATCAAATAAATAAACTGTGTTACCCTCATCATCTACGGGATAATCAACAGCATATGTGGAATAAGAATATTTACTCATATGAACTTCACAATCTCCCCATATTTTGGTTTGTAATGGTCAGGCTTCTGATTATTCAAATAGATATTAGTTATTGGTTCTTCTGCCCTATTGTACATACAGTTCCTACATGGTTCAGGATTATGTATGTCCCAATTCAAACAATGGTTACGTCTCTTACATCTAATGTTAAATGGTCTATTCTCAATTGGTATTGTCGACCAATCAGGCATCTGTAAGCAGCTCCTGATTAATACGCGTACGACAATTCGGGCATAAGAACTTTTGAAATTGCCTTAAGTCCGATATGATAGTTAGATGTTCATTAATCGTAAGATTCTGTTGTGGTTGTATGATATTCTTTTCTGCAAAGTCCTTGATAGATACTAAGTTCTTTCGAACCTGTTCTAATCCCTGTAATGCAATCTTTAAATCGCCAGTATCTCTTGCCTCGTCGTAGATATCCTTTGCGTTATCTACTCCTTCCATTAGAATCTTATTGAATTGTTCAGTTGCTAAATCAACCAATCCCGTTTCAGGATTAGCTTCAGCCAACTCTCTCATTTGTGATTCTGCAAGTTTCTTTCTGGCATTACGTACTGCATACCAAGTTATCTTGCCATCTTCCAATTTATCTTTGTAATCACGCATTAGTTTGTTAGCGACCTTCTGGTCTGAAATTGCGGGATTCTCGTCAACCAATGCTTTAACAATTGGAAGTAAGCCACTCTTCTCGACCTTCGTTGTCATACTATCAAGTCCTATTAACTATGATTTCTAATTCAGAGATATTAATCATATCTCCTCGTTCATTGTCTTGCTCTTTACGCTTCATTTGCGATGAACTAGTCTCAATAACGTATTTGATTGTCCATTGCCTCTTGTTATCTATTTCTCTTTTAAGTATTTCAAATGCGTCAACACATGTAAGTATTGAACGTCCTCTAGCTTTAAGCTTTATCTGTGGTTCCGTATTCAATTGTTGTATTGCTATATTTGAATAGATATATGCCTTCTTTTTGCCAATTAAGATATCCATTGTATGCACCTCTATGTAGGTATATGTTTATATACCTTTTCATATACTGGCTATATTCTGGCGTTAGACAGAAAGATATATATACTACATGCGACAGCACAAATCTTTTAGCGGCAGGAGCAGGATTCGAACCTACACATCATTACGATGGCCTCAGGTCTCAAGCCTGGCATGTTCCCGGGTTCCATCACCCTGCCAATTATTCATTAAGAATAAATTCTAAATCTTCATTGTTCAATAAATCTTTCTTACACATTATCAACAATAGACGCTCCATGCGATAAAAGTTCATTGCTTCATTCTTATTCATCATAGTATATTCCTGCTTGCCCAATTATCATATTCAGCTTCATCTGTAGTATGTCTA